AATCATACTGCGATGCTCTTCGTGGACATTATCTCTCCTTTATGGGGTTTGAAGGCCTAGCCTAGCTTAACAGCGGGTAAATTGTAACTTTGGGCAATGAGCAACAGAGTGTACCTCGCTCTTGGCGCGGGTGCCGCTGCTGTGGCCGTGTGGTTTTACATGCGGCCGGCCAACAGCAGCGCACGCCGCGTCGCGCGTGCAATCCTTAACTTCCGCGAGGATTTAGATCTTGAGGGCGCACTTTCCAATCTCGAGGTGGCCGGACACCAACGTCGGCTCAAACGTGAGGCAGCCGGACACTGTTTCACCAAGAGTTCACCACGTGTGGTGTATGAGGCGGTTGAACACATACGAGTCAAATTCCCACTCATGAGCGACACTCAGGCCAACAGGCTCCTCATCGAGTCTGAAGTCCTGAAGTTTTTCGCTAGTCGCGATGTTAGGAAATATGACCGTGTGCGCTGCTGCAGGATGGCCGTGGAACTGGCGTTAATACCAACCGAGTCAGATCTATGGGCAAAAGAGATCGGAAGAGAGATGCGTTCCCTGAGGCGGGCTGAGCCCGTAACGCAGCAATAGGGGTGCCCTGTGGCGATAGAGGGTGAGGAAGTCAGAGACAGTATTGCTACTAACGTAGATCGCCTCAGGGCTATTTATGGGGGTAGTACCGCCGGCAAAGACAGACCTGTGTTGTCCACCCACTATTACACCATAGGGAACAAGCGGACGAACAAGACGACGCGAATGTTGCGTATAATACATGGGATAGGGTCAAATGCCCTGTACATGTGTTTCAACAACACGCTCGTCAATCTCGTGGATTCCATCACCAAACGCGTCAAGTTGGTGAAGAATGGAGGAGGATACGCACAACCTCCCAAGCCCATTGGCAGCGCTCTAACAAAGTTCCAGAGCTATGTGAAGAAAGCAACGGCCTTTATGTACAGACCTTCCGTGCTGTCCGCGGACCAATTCGCGGCCAGATACACGGGACGCTTGGCAAAGAGGTACGAAGCTGCTGCAAACAGACGAAACCTGGGTCTGTTTCCTGACAAGGCCAAATGTTTCTCAAGTTTTCTTAAATTTGAGGAATTGCTGGTTAAGCCAGGCAAAGAACTTGTTCCGCGATTGATTACCACCACGGACCCACTTTACAACTTGATGATTGGGTGCTACCTGAAGGATTTTGAGGGTGTCATTGCAAAAGGCATAGCCAGCTTTGCTGGTTACCCTGTCATTTGCAAAGGCATGAATTCCGGAGCAGTTGCTGAGAAAATGCGGACAGACTGGGAGTCTTTTGATGACCCTGTCGCTGTCGGTTTGGATGCCTCACGATTTGACCAGCATGTGTCCAATGGCATGCTGGACATCGAGTTCGGCGTTTACAACAGCATTTTCCGAAGCAAAACACTCGCAACACTCCTGGAATGGCAGAAGAACCCACTTGTTGAGGGCAAGGCTGCAGACGGTACATGCACATATGTGCATTCAGGCCGCTGCTCCGGCGTCATCAACACTGGGATGGGTAACTGCCTCCTCATGAGCCTCATGGTGCTATGTCTCCTGGCACAACTTGACATCGCAGGTAGACTTTCGAACAATGGTGATGACTGTGTTGTTATCATGGAAAGGAAGTCACTGGCAACTTTCCAAGCCTCTGTCAAGGAGTTTTTCCTCCAACTCGGTTTTACCGTTGTTGTTGAGGACCCAGTTGAGCAATTTGAGAGAATCGAGTTCTGCCAAACACAGCCTGTGCGCGTGTCGTCTGGATGGAGGATGGTGCGCAACCCGTTCACAGCTACCGTCAAGGATGCGTGTACCACCTCTGGGTGGAGCACAGCAGCCGAGATGGAAGTGTGGACAACTGTGGTGGCAGCGGGCGGTAAAGCCCTGAACGTTGGTGTGCCTTTCTGGCATGAGTGGTACGATCGGTTTGGATTAGGGGCCCGGGGTAGTACAGCCCAACGCGCACATATGGAGACCTACCGGATGAAGACGGAGAAGAACAGCGACTATGGTTGCCATGTCATCACTCCAGAGTCACGAGTAAGTTTCTATTACGCGTTTGGCCTACTACCGGACGCCCAGGTCGCTCTTGAGAACATTGATTACAAAGTTTCCAAGAGCGGGCCCATGATATTGCCTAGCCAGCTTTATCAACCCAAACCACTCACTCAGTTGTTGTGCCGTTAAGACGATCACAATGTCCAAACGTAGTAAGAGCAAACAAAACAAAACTAAAACTATGGTTTCCAAACAACATATTGGAACATCTTCCATCAACGCGGTTCCAGGGAATTTTTCCAAGAACCGCCGCGGGCCGCAGATGCGTTACACCAGTAATGGGCTTATCGTCAGCAATACTGAGTATTTGCAGACCATCAATTCCAGTACTTCAACTGCTGCCCCAAATTGGGGCAGCTTGAACCCGATCTATTTTCCATGGTTGGGTGGTGTGGCAAATAGTTTTAATCATTACCGGTATAAGAAGTTGATCATAAACTATGTATCATACGCACCAACAACCCAATCTGGTTTCTTTTCCATGGGGGCATTGTATGACTTCTCAGACTACCAATATTATTACTCAGTTCCAAGTGCTCAGACCCTCAACAACGTTATGGCATCGTCCGCATCATGTATGGGTCCATATTATGGATCCAACTTGCGGACCGTCAGTAGCGGTATTGAAGTGTCTGACATCTCGTTAGAGTTTGATATTGGTCGTATACATGCTCGTACACCCTACAACCTGGTTGGTAACTTTGGTTCTAACTTTGGCGAGAATAATCAGGTGTGCTCTGCATACTTCTGCGCCATTGGCAGCCCGAGTAATTTGGGTGGTTCTTGTGGAGCAATTTCGGTATCATATGAAATTGAATTGCTACACCCTGTTGCCAGTGTCTTGAACAGTGGAACAGGCTTCAGGCTTTCAGCCTGGCCCGACCCAACCGCCCCACCACCAGTACCAGATACGGTTCCGAAACCGGACACAAAAATGCTCATAGAGGATACTTGTGATGAAGACCATAACCTCGCTGCGGATTAGCCCAACCCTTGCCCTTGGCCGGGTATTGGGAACCTGGATTTAGGCAGGATGTGCCGCAAACCAGGACTGGTTGGGGGCGTAGGTTGAGTGGCCCAGTATTCCTCCCACACCATGCTTGCATGGGGGCTATAGTGGGAGTGACAACAAAAG